AACATTTTAAGAAAGGTTAGTCTCGAAAGCTAACCTTTTTATTTTTTATAAACATAGAAATCGGAGAAACAAAAATGACAAAAGAAAATATCGTAAAACTTCCTGGAACTAAACAATTTGAATTTGGTGGCTTAAATCTTCAATTGCGCTTGGACGGTAAATCTATTATTGCTATTGAAAAACGCTTGGACGAATCACTTATGGGACTTTTCGTAAATGGTCAAGGTGGTTTTAAATTGCCAGCTACAAACAAATTATTGGTAGTGCTTCAAGGTGCAAACCAAACAAGCCGAGTTTCTGATTCAGATTTAGTTAACGCTTTTGAACGTTTTGTCGAAGCAGGAAACACTACTTTTGATTTGTTCAATGCCATTCAAGAATTGCTTGATGAAGCGGGTTTTTTCGGCAAGGACAAGAAGGAGAACGAAGCGACAAATGGGGAATCTCTGGACAACGAACCAGAAGCACCGAGCGAACTCCTTTAAAAACCTACAACAATTTATCCAGCATGCTTGAGGATTTATACCCTCAGGCAGTTGAAGCTGGTATTTCTTCTACTGATTTCTGGGCAATGACTTTTGACGAAATAATGGTCCAAGTTGAAGCAAATAAAAAAAGGCATGAGAACGAGCTAAAAGAGAAAGCGATGTTTGATTATTCTCAACAAAGGCTTGCTATCTATGCTTTTAATGATCCAAAGAATTTTCCTAAATATGAAGATGCTTACCCTTTCTTGAATCAACTCAAGGAAGAAGTAGAGCAAGCAGTATCTGAGGAAGAAGAAAAGAAACAAGCGATGCTTAGTGATCAAGAAATTATGCGACAAAATGCAATGTTAATTCAGGAAACTCGTAAAAGAAAAAGGCAAAAGACAAATTAAAAAAATATTGAATAGAAAAGGAGGTGAGAAATATGGAATTAGAAACCTTGGAAGTTTTATTAGACGTCAATACAGCAAGAGTTCAGGCGTCTTTGGATAAAATAATGCCAAATATTGAATCTGCTATGTCAAAAATTCAAAATATCACTGGGAAGTCTATGAAAAAGACTGAAGATAATCTAAATATTGATAAAGGTGCAACACAATTTGGCAAACAGTTAGAAAAAATGAATCAGACTTTTGAAAAAATGATGGGCCATCTTGAAAGTTCTTCTAAGAAGTCATCAGAAAGTATTGGAGATAATTTATCTACTGGATTTAAGAAAGCACGTCCTAAAGTATCAAAAGAAATTGATGCCATGCTAAATGAAATTAATGCAAAAATGGGTCAAGCTAAAGCCGCTCAAGAAAAAGTGGCTTATCTTAAATCACAGCGTCAAAGTTCTTCAGCAAAAGGAGATGGCGGTCAAACGGTCAAATATGATGACCAGATTGCACGGGCTCAGGCATCAATGGTTAAATACCAAGACCAAGCAAAAAGTCTTGCTCGTTCAATGAAGACTGAGTTTGATGCAGTGCCTTCATCTTTAGAGCGAATTGCAAAAGTAATGGATGCCAATGAAGCTAAGTATTATACAATGCGTGAAAGTGTTCGAGCTTTACAAAAGGAATATCAATATCAACTAAAACCAGTCGGAAGTTTTGACAAAGGCTTTAAAAATGTTGATACTCCTGATTCATTGAAAACTGCTCAAAAAATGCAAGCACAGTCTGACAAAATGCAGAAGCTAGCAAGCAGTAATGATGTTCTGCAAAAGGAATATCAAAGAACAGAAGAACGTGCAGAGTCATTAAGAAAGGCAATCGGACGAATTAATTCAGTTCTTAGCCAATCGTCGATGGCAACTGGAACAGCAGCAGCTGGAGCTAGTATGACAGGTTCAGGATTGAAACAATCTGAACGTGCTGTTTCTAAATATGGCGGAGTCTTCAACCGCATGTCAAACTCCATTTCTCACGGTGCTGGAGGAATTGGAAATGGATTGAAAAATTCATTTGGGATATTGGATAAATTTGGAAATCTCTTTTCGAGAAATTCAAATAAAGTTACACAAGGCACCCGTAGTATGTCTATGGGTAACAATGCCTTTCTTCAGTCTATGAAATATTTGTTGCCTTCATTAATTGTTTATCAATTAATTGGTGGAGCAATAAGTAAGTTAGCTGGCGGAATGATGAGTGCTTTAAAGACAAATGATCAGTTTTCTAACTCGCTTAATCAGATTAAAGTCAACTTGATGACTGCATTCTATCCAATTTATAATGCAATTCTTCCTGCCATTAATGCGATGATGAGCGCAATTGCTACATTAACTGGTCAATTAGCTTCGTTTATTGCAGGATTATTTGGAACAACTTATCAAGCAGCCAAACAAGGCGCAAGTGGTTTATATGATAATGTCCAAGCCATGAATGATACGGGTTCATCAGCGACTAAGGCGAAAGACAAGGTTGATAAACTTCAACGTTCACTTATGGGCTTTGACGAGATTAATCGTATTGGTTTGCAAGACAAAACTGATGACGATACTGACAAAGGCCAAGATACAAAAGCTCCAGGTATTGATTTCGGGGCCGCTACTGGTAATTATTCAACTCCTAAATGGATGAAAGATATGCAAGCCTTACTTAAAGACTTCTTCAAGCCTTTCCAAGATGCATGGAAAAACCAAGGTCAAAAGGTTATTGATGCGTGGAAATATGCACTTGGAGAAGTTATCGGTTTAGCAAGTGCTATCGGAAAATCCTTTATGGAAGTCTGGACAAATGGTACTGGTCAAAAATTCATTGAAAACCTATTAATTTTACTTGCGGATGTGCTTAACATCATTGGCGATATAGCTAAAGCATTTAAAGATGCATGGAACGAAGATGGTAGAGGAACTGCCTTAATTCAAACTATTTTTAATATGTTTAATAGCATTCTTCAGCTATTACATTCTATAGCAGTGGCTTTTCGTGATGCTTGGAATGATGGAACAGGAGAAGCTATTGCTGCAAATCTTTTGGAAATATTTACAAATATTTTTAAAGCGGTAGGAAACATTGCTGACCAACTAAAAAAAGCATGGGATCAAGGTGGAGCTGGGAAAGAAATTTTCTCTATTATTTTAGGGATTATCAATGATTTGCTTGGACATATTAATAATATGACAAAGGCTACAGCTGATTGGGCAAAAACATTAGATTTTACACCTCTTCTCAATAGTATTAAGAAGCTATTAGAAAATATACAACCACTGTCTGACAACATCGGTGGCGGATTAGAGTGGTTTTATAAAAATGTTTTACTTCCATTAGCTGGTTTCACTATTCAGGAACTGATTCCAACTTTCTTAAATACTTTAAGTGCCGCAATAAAAGATATAAATATTGTCATTGATGCTTTAAAACCGCTAGGTGTTTGGCTCTTTGATAGTTTCTTACAACCAATTGCTGCATGGACAGGCGGAACAATCATTGATATACTCAAAGGTTTAAATAACGTTCTGGGAGATATTGGTAATTGGATTAGTAAAAATCAGTCAATGGTTGAGACAGCGGCTAAAGTAATTATAGGATTATTTGCTTTTAAAGCTGCTACTGCTGGATTAAATGGCGGAATTGGAATACTTGGCAGTCTTGCAGATAAAGCTGTTCTTTTAGCTGGTAAACAAGGGGTTGTAAAAGGGGTTTTTGAAGGTGTGACAGGTATCGGAAACCTGAAAGAAGCCGTAACAAATATGAAAACTCTTTCTGAACTTTCGTGGGTTGCTATTAAAGATGGTGCGTCTAATATCGCAACATTTGCAACGAACGCTGTAAGTATGGGTGTTGAAATAGCTAGTGCTACAGGCAAACTCATAGCTCACGGTGCGCAAATCGCTATAGATACTGGGCTTATGGTAGCAAATGCTGCTCAACAGGCTATAATGACAACTGCAACAGCTGCTTGGAATGTAGTAGCAGGAATTTCTGCAGGAGTTACTACAGCACTTGGCGCAGCATTCGCATTCTTAACAAGCCCAATCGGATTAGTTGTACTAGCAATTGGAGCTATCATTGCAATTGGTGTACTCTTATACAAAAACTGGGACGAAATTACAGAAGCAGCTGGTAAACTCGGAAAATGGCTTGGTGAGAAGTGGGACGATATCAAGAAAGCTACTGGTGACGCTTGGGACAATGTTAAGAAGGCAACTTCTGATAAATGGAATGAAGCCAAGAAATCAATAAGCGATACGGCCGATTCTATAGGTACTAAGGTTTCTACTAAGTGGGAAGAAATCAAAAAAGGAACAGGCGATGCTTGGGAAAATGTTAAAAAATCTACCTCCGACAAGTGGAATGATACCAAAAAATCTGTTCACGATACAGCCGATTCAATTGGATCAAAGATATCTAATAAATGGAATGAGATAAAAAGTGGCACTGGTAATGCATGGGATAATGTGAAAACATCAGTTTCTAATGCTGCTAATACTGCAAAAACCAATGCTTCAAATGCGTGGTCTAACATGAAAGACAAAATGGGTGGCTACGCTGATACTATCAAATCTAATGCCAAAGGTGCGTTTGATAATGTTGCTTCATGGGCTTCCGACATGGGCAAAAAGATAGGAAAAGGCCTTGAGAATGGGGTCAGCGCAGTCAAAAAAGGTGCAGCCGCAATCGGTAATGGTATTGCTGGAGTTATTGGTAGTGCAGTTAATGGTGTAATCGATGGTATTAATTGGATTCTCAACAAGGTTGGAGCTAATGGGAACTTAGGGCATTGGAACGTTCCTACCTTTAATGCTTATGCCAATGGTACTAATGCTCACCCAGGAGGGCCAGCATTAGTAAATGATGGTTCAGGTAGTCAATGGCAAGAAATGTATCGAACACCCGATGGTAAAACTGGTTTATTCCCTAAAGTGAGAAACCTCATGGTTGATTTACCAAAAGGAACCCAAGTATTGAGTGGTGCTAAAACTGCAAAAGCAATGTCAGGAATGCCTGCTTATGCAAATGGTATCGGTGATTGGATGGGTGAGAAATGGAACCAAGCTAAAGAAATGGTTGGCGATATTTGGGACTATGCCACTCATCCAGAAAAGATTTTAAACATTGCAATAAGCAAGTTTACTAATCTTTCTCAAGCAGTTGAGCCAGCTTTATCTATTGCGACTGGCGGGATATCTACTATAGCTAATGGAGCGATGGGAATGATTGAAAAGGCATTCTCAGAAGGCTCAGAAAGCCCATCAGGTACTGGTGTTGAACGTTGGCGACCAGTTATTAAAAAAGCACTATCAATGAACGGTGTATCAACTTCTGAAAACTATGTCAATGCTTGGCTAAGACAAGTACAAAGTGAGTCAGGAGGTAATGAGAAAGCTGTCCAAGGTGGATATACTGATGTGAATACTTTGAGTGGCGACTTAGCCAAAGGATTGTTACAAACCATCTCGGCTACGTTCAATGCAAATAAATTCCCAGGGCATGGAAATATCTTTAACGGATATGATAATGCACTTGCAGCAATTCATTATGCATTGGGCCGTTATGGTGACCCTGGTATGCTTCAAGTGATTGGTCATGGACACGGTTATGCAAAGGCACGCCATATGTTCCTGAAGATCAGTTAGCAATGATTCATGAAGGAGAAATGGTTGTTCCTGCTAAATATAATCCATATAATTCTATCAGCGATTTCAAATCATTTGAAACTTTGCAGTTGCCTGAAATGTTCACGGACAAACCAACTGATTACAATAATTCTGGAAGCTTTGGTGGAGGTCAAGATGTTTCGAGCTATGGCTTGGCAAACATGAATGGTTCATTAACAAGTGCCATCATGTTGCTTGTTCAATCTTTAGGCGCACAAACTAGCCAAACTTCAAATGGAGATATTGTGATAAATATCGGAGGCAGAGAGTTTGGACGAATTGCAGTTTCAGAAATCAACAAATATCATCAACAGCTTGGGTACACTGAGCTTAACATTTAGAAGGAGGAATTATGTCTGCCGAACTACAATTTAATGGAGTGACGGTAAAAACTCCTAAAGAATTCAGCGTCAGTATTTCAACAATCGACGCTGACTCCTCAGGGAGAAATGCAAATGGAGAAATGGTAAGAGATGTCATTGCTCAAAAAACAAAACTAAACATTAAATGGGGCCCTTTGAGTGACTCAGAAGTATCTGATATTTTACAAAGAATTAATCAACCATTTTTTGTAGTAATCTATCCAGACCCACAAATCGGAAGACAAAGAAGTAAAACTTTTTATGCCGGAGATTCTACAATGCCTTCTTACTCATGGAACGATAAGTTTAAAGCGATGAAGTGGGAAAACTTATCTGTGAATCTGATAGAAAAATAGGAGGATAAGAAATGCTTACTGTCTCAGATGATTTTAACAATGCCATGAAAGCAGAGAATCGAAGATTTGAGACTCGAATAAAAGTTGGCGATAAATTTTTTACAAAAAACGATATCAATAGTTGGGTATACAGTGGCGGCTCTATTTCTGGCGAAACATTTCAAATAGGTTCAACATTTTCAAATTCTATAAAAATAGAATTTTGTTCAATAATTGAAAATATTAAAGAGCTGACAGAGGTCACTGTAGAAGTCGGAATAGCAACTTATGATGCAGATTATCATTATGATAATATCCCTCCTGAAAAAGTGGGAAGCGCAAGAGTGGGCTATGCTAAATTGATTCATTATAAACCAACGTTTTATGAGTATGTCTCAATTGGAACTTTTTATGTCACTAAGTGTGATCCAGATAGAAATGAAAATAAAACGACACTTGAAGCAAGTGATCGTTTTGTTTTTTTTGAAAATGAGTATGTTTCTGAACTAACCTATCCTGCTTCTATTCGAGATATAGCTTTAGAGATTGCTAATAAAAGCGGTTCCGTCATTAATGAAACCAACTTTTCAATGATTAGCACCCAAAAAATAAGAAAACCTGAGGGTTATACTTTCAGACAAGCAATAGGTTTAATCGCTCAGTTTGAAGCAGGTTATGCAAGGTTTAGCCGGACAAATCAATTGGAAATCATGCAATTGATCGACCCTAAGTTTGCAGTTTCACCAGCAGAATATTTTCAAAAGGGGCTAACAAAAAATGAATTAATGTACAAAATTGGTGGGATATCTTGTACAGTACCTGTTCAAAGCGAAAGTGGAAGTGAACAAGTTACATATTTATCAGGTAGTAATACTGGTCCACAAATTGTTTTAGAAAATAAAGTGATGACTCAAAGTTTACTTGATGATATTTATCAAAAAGTAAAAAATATCAACTTTTATCCTTTTACTTTAAATTGGAGGGGGAATCCAGCACTAGAAACAGGCGATTGGTTAACACTCACTGATAGAGATGGCACACCATTTAAAACTCCCAATTTAAGTTACACCCTAACTTTTAAAGGAGGATTGACAGCAACTAGTTCAGCTAATACTAACTCTTCAGCTCAAACAGTCTCAGCTTATTCCCCACCGCTTAATCAAATTATCAAAGATATTAATTCTCGTGTTGATGCAGCTGGTAAAAATTCAGTTTATGACGGAACAGAAGAACCTCCTTATCCCAAAGAAGGAGATATTTGGTTCAAAAAGAACGGTCCTGATGATGAAATATGGATTTATTCAAAACTTGCGGACGGAACTTACGATTGGGTAATGACTACTTCTACAAGATTATCTGATGAAATTCAAGAAAAAATCGACAATTCTGTTCCTTCTGATGAGATTGTAAAAACAATCAATTTATCACAAGAAATGGATGGTAAAGAGTGGTTAAAAATTACGGGTGCAAAAATTTGGTTAACTGATCAAACTCGAATAGATGATGCCATTATTCAAGATGCAATGATTGGAAATTTGAGTGCTTCAAAACTAACTGCTGGAACAATCAATGCTTCAGATGTAAATATCATTAATTTAAATGCTTCAAATATATCAACTGGAACTTTGACAGCTGTTGATATAGAAGGGGTAAAAATCAAGGGTTCTAAAATTACTTCTGCGGGAGATGTTTTTTCAATGCTTCAGGATAACGGAGCAATTACTTGGATAAGAAATAGCGATGGCAAAGAAATTTTTAAATTTTATACCACGTTAATTAATTTGCAAGAAGGAAATGTTCGACTTGATGTTTCTGATTCTGGCTCTTTATCCATTTATAGTCAAAAAACGGATAAAGATTTCTTGCATTTTTCTGCTGTTGGGAACACTATGTCATGTTCTGCAGAATTAGATCGGTTGCAAATAACAGGGGATAATAATTCGCTTTCATATAATCCAACAAACTTTGAATATCAATCTAGTGGTGACAATCGTCCTAATTTGAGAGTGGGAGTGACTGGCTTTAAAATAGGAAGTAATGCAACTTACCTATCAGGAGATAACAATGGAGCAATAACAGCTGTAGCCAGTGCTTTAAACATTTTAAGTAATGTTAAAATTAGCCAATTTACTAATATTGGTGGAAATCTTAGTGTTAACGGTAGTCTAAGTGTAATTGGTTCTAAAAATGCTGCTCATGTCACAAGAGACGGGCTTAGATTAACTCCAGCCTATGAAACGGCTGAGTCATACTTAGGTGATATTGGAACGGCAGAAACAGGTGAAGATTGTACAGTTATTGTTCCTATTGAAGAACATTTTTCTGACGTTATAAATACAGATTATGAATATCAAGTGTTTTTGCAAAGTTATAGTGAAGGTTCTGTTTGTGTTACATCCAGAGATAAAACAAGTTTCACAGTGCAATCATCTGTTCCTAATCTCCCTTTTACATGGGAAATCAAAGGTAAAAGGAGAGGTTATGAAAATGACCGCTTGACTTTGACTGATATGAAGTTTGAAGAAATAAAAGAAATTGAAGAACAAAACTTTAAAGAGGAGGAAGCATGAATAAAGAAATTGATGCAGAAAAATTGATTAACAACTTACTATCTAAGATTACTCAGTTACAATTTGAAAATGCCAAGTTATCAGTTCTAGTTGAAACGTATGAGCAAGATAATTCTAAGGAGGTTGACAAATAATGAGTTACGAAAAGCAAACTTGGAATCAATATGATGAATTAAAAACAGAAGAAGAGAATATTAAAAATGGTGCTGTTGTAACTGATAATCGTATGAATCATATGGAGTCTGGTATTGGCGACAACGATAATAACCTTGCTTCACATCTTGCAGATACGAATAATCCTCACAAAGTAACAGCCGCACAAGTTGGACTTGGTAATGTAGATAATGTTAAACAAGCTTCAAAAGTAGAGTTTGATTCTCATACAAGTGATAACTCTAACCCACATAAGGTTACTGCAACACAAGTTGGGGCTTATTCTAAAGATGAATCAGATCAAAAATTAGCAACACAGAAACAAGCGATAGATTCTCATGTCAATAACAAATCTAACCCACATGCAGTAACAGCGAGTCAGGTTGGGGCTTATTCAAAATCAGAAACAGATACAAAGTTTGCGACCAATCAATCACTGACAGATTTATCAACTAAAGTTATCGCAAACAAAGGGAACCTAGCAAGTGGAACTGATTTGGATAATGTAATTGATATTGGTACTTACCGAATTGGAGGACTTACTGGAGGAACAGATATTATTAATGTACCTTCTGAACGTTCTGGTACAACTATATATGCCTATTTAACAGTCAGCGGAACAACGACTTCGGTAGTTCAAGAACTGATAGTATATGATTCAAAAACTGTTTCACAAATTTACAGTCGTTCTCGTTCTGGCAGCACTCCTACTTTCAGCCCTTGGTCAAAAACTGTAATGGCAGATGGCTCTGGAAAAGTCAGCATTGGAACATTGGATTCAAATACACTGACAGTCCAAGGAGCGAAAATATACCCAAATACAAAAGATGGAGTTTGGACGGTTGAAAGACTATTTGATAACGAATACAGATTAACTACGGTTATGTCTGTAGGCGAGGCAGTCACAAACGCTTGGGGGGCATTGTTCATATCATCAGAAGTAGCCCATCCGACTTTGCCGACAGGATATAACAAGAATTCATGGAGTGCAAACCTGTCTAATTCTACAAACTTAATGTGGTGCTCTATTTCAGGGGCTAGTGCCTTTCGATTAATTGCTGGAGCTAGTACGAGTGCAGCTACTCGAACAGTAATCGTCACTGTTTATGCATCAAAATAGAAAGAAGGAGTAATGGAGGAAAAAGCATGGCAAGAAGTTCTTGAATAAATTATAAATAATTAATAAAATAACAGACCTATCAATGGATAGGTTTTTAATATGGAAGGAAAATATAAATTGGAGTATCAATTATTGGGAGTTTCAGGACTAATCTTAATCATTTTAGGATTAACATGGTTAAAAGATGGGGAGAAAATGGACCCACCTTTGAGAAAAAGAATCATTATTGATTTAACAACAATCGCTTTGTTTTGGATTGTCTTTGAGTTTTGGCATTTCTCAAGCTCAAGGGCTTATGAAAATGAAGTAAATTGGATTATCAATGGTTCGCTTGCTTTCTTTGGGGCACGAATGATTCAATTGATTTGCCAAGTAAATCCAATGTTTCAAGAGTTGGTGAATTACTTGAAATCTAAGAATGACAAAACAGATGTTATTGAAAATGAAAGTACAGAGGAAAATAAATGAAAAAATTAATTAAAAAAGTTGCCATTGGAATGGTAGCTTTCTTTGTTGTCGCAGCAAGTGGACCTGTATTTGCGGCAGTCGGTGACCAAGGGGTGGACTGGTCCAAATATAACGGAGACTATGGTAATTTTGGCTATGATCATGATAAGTTTGCGATTGCTCAAATTGGCGGAACTTATGGCGGTTCATTCGTGGACCAAGCCACTTATCCAACACAAGTTGCCTCTGCCATTGCTCAAGGTAAACGAGCGCACACTTATATTTGGTATCAAGTCGGAGGTTCCCAAGAAGTAGCAAAAGCAGCACTTGACCGCTATTTACCAAAAATTCAAACGCCAAAGAATTCTATTGTAGCTTTGGACTATGAAAGTGGAGCAAGTGGAGATAAACAGGCCAATACTGATGCGATTCTTTATGGAATGCGACGTGTTAAAGCGGCTGGATATACTCCAATGTATTATTCTTACAAGCCTTATACCTTGGCAAATGTCAACTATAAGCAAATCATCAAAGAGTTTCCTAACTCATTATGGATTGCGGCATATCCAAATTACGAAGTGACACCAGTTCCAAATTATAGTTTTTTCCCAAGCATGGATGGAATTTCAGTATCCCAATTCACCTCAACTTATGTTGCTGGCGGACTTGATGGAAATGTTGACTTAACTGGAATCACTGACAAAGGGTATGAAGGCGGAAACGCAACTAAACCGGATACTGATACACCAGCCACTGATG